TGGAGATGTAACTGGTAGTGTGTTTGCTGATGACTCAGCTGTAATAGTTGATGGCATAACTGGGGCAGTAACACCTTCTGAATTTAAGCCACCAATGCTTACACAAGCACAAATAGATGCACTAACACCTGTAGAAGGACTAATGGTGTACAACACAACAACTGGTAAGTTCCAAGGTTATGCTGCAGATGCTAATAATGATAGCACAACTGGTTGGGCAGATTTACACTAAATATAGATAATAGGAAAACAAAATGGCAGTAAGATATCCACTAATTATAGACGCAACTGACAATAATAAAATTAAAGAGATACCTCTCAATGACAGTTTAAACCTTAGCACAAACAGTATTGTTAATGCTGTTAATATAACTGCTAGTGGAACGCTTACTGTTGCAAGTCTAGTAGTTGATAGTTCAAGTGTAACAATTAACGGTACTGCACTTGGCAGTGTTGCAATCTCAAACAGTTATACTGATCTTGATAACAAGCCTAGTTTGTTTGACGGGCAATATAGTTCACTAACAGGTAGACCAACTATTCCAACAACTACCGCAACTCTTGCAGATGTAGGAAGTACTTCACCAACAAATGGTCAAGCACTTATATATAATTCAGCATTAGGCAGATATGAACCAAGTGATGTAGCAGATGTTTCGATAGACTTAACTAGTCAATCAATTGGAGAACTTGGCGATGTTATTAATACTTCACCTGTTTTAAACCAAACATTAAAATGGAACGGTGGAGCATTTGTAAATGGTAGTGTAGATTTTACAGAACTCACTGGTACAAGTTCTGTTGTATCGCAAGGTGATACATTTACAGGATCAGTAGTAGGAAATACAATAGGTTATCACACAGGTGATATAACAGGTAGTGTTTTTGCAGACGATTCAACGCTTTTAATTGATGCTGTAAACGGTGAGATTCCTGGATATGTAAAAATTACAGATTTGAAAACGGCACTGCAGGATGGCGCTGGTGATTATGCAGCATTTAAAGCATGGGTACTAGCAAACTTATAACGGAGATATAAATGGCAATACAATCAATTAACATAGGTAGCATAGCAAACGACGGAACAGGCGATGATCTTCGTGAAGCATTTAATAAAGTAAATGCAAACTTTACAGATTTAGATTCTAAACTATCAATAGCAGAAGGTTCAGAAGGTGAAAACTTAGGACTAGGCGAAGGTGTTTTTGCACAAAAGAGTGATAATACACTACAGTTTAGAAGTATTGTTGCAGGTTCAAACATTAGTTTAAGTGGCGGTGGTAATAGTATTACTATCAGCGGCGATGCTGCAATGAAACAATTAATTGTTGTAAGTGACAGCGGAAGTGTTGTGTTAGGCACAGGAAATCAAACACTTCGTATACAAGGCGGTGTAGGTGTTAGCACACGAGTAACAAGTGAAGATGTGTTTATTGATGTCGACGGACAGGATTTAATTGAAACAGACACTACACCTGTACTAGGTGGAACACTTGATGCAAATGCGTTTAATATTATAAATGCAAATAGTATTACTGCACAGTCATTTGTGGGTAATTTAACAGGGTTAGTAAACAATATAGATGTTAGTCGACTAGATCCTTTCTTAAACGGTTTTGATTTTAATACTATACTAAGGTCTGCAGATAGTTTTTATGAATGGCTAGTATATAATCAAGATGTCGATTTTGGAACATTTGTTTTACCTGAAGATACAGAAGTTGACCTTGGAGCTATTGCTTAACTCCGATAAATACAATACAAGGAGTATTGAATGGCCGATTTTTGGACTATACCATCTGACAAAACAATAGCAACTATTGAGGAACGCAAAACTGTAAGACTCAATTTACCTATTAATGGCCGTTACTTACCTTTAGACACAAGCGGAATGACTATCACAGTTATATCTGGAACCATACCAAGAGGTATGAGATTACAAGGATATGAAATAACAGGTACACCGTTTGAAGTTGTTCGCGACACTAAATATGAATTTGTTGTAAGGGCAACACTAAATGGAGTTGTGTCAGATAGAACATTTAATGTTATTGTTACCGGAGCAGATGATCCGGTTTGGCTTACAGCAGAAGGCAGCCTTCCTATCGGTACAAATGACACATTTTTTATTATAGATAGCGCACCTTTAGATTTTCAATTACTAGCAACTGATCCAGATATTTCAGCTGGAGACAATTTAGAGTATTTCCTTTATGCTGGTGAGATACCTCCTGGTATACAATTAACAGTAGATGGCAGATTAGTTGGTGTTGTAGAACCAATACTTGCACTAGAAAAGCCTGCAGGGAATGGCAACTTTGATAGTAACAATTATGGAAGGTTTCCATATGATTTTGGTGTTAGATCCGGTAATGGGTTTGACAGTTATTTTTATGATCTTGGAACTTATGACTTATCAACACCCACAGCAAGCCCAAAAAAATTAAATAGATACTATGAATTTACTGTAAGAGTATCTGACGGAGATAGTTTTAAAGACAGGACATTTAAAGTTTATGTTGTAGGCGATGATTTTTTGAGAGCAGACAACACTATAATGCAAGTTGCAAACGGTATCTTTACAGCAGATGTTACTAATGTCAGAAACCCAATTTGGTTAACTCCATCTGCCTTTGGATTTCGCAGAGCCAATAACTATGTAACACTATATCTAGATGTAATTGATCCAAATCCCGATACAGGTTTTATTGAATACTCACTTCAGCCATTAAATGATGATGGATCTGCAAGCACACTGCCGCCTGGTTTAGAACTAGATACAACAAGTGGTGAACTTGCTGGCAGAGTACCTTATCAGCCTGCAATAACTATAGAATATAAATTTACTGTTCGTGCTACAAGAAATGAAGCAAACAGTAATGACACTCCATTTAAAGATAAAACATTTACTGTTAAACTACTTGGAGAAATTGATAGTGTTATTACTTGGAACACTTCTACTAATTTAGGACTTATAAGTAGTAACTATATAAGCACACTATCAGTTAGTGCTACTACTACTGTTCCTAATGCTAATTTACTTTATGTGTTAGAAAGTGGAACTCTGCCTCCCGGACTAAGATTAGGGGCAGACGGTGAGATTATAGGAAAAATCAATAGCTTTGGTACAGCAGATAATCCAGGACTTACAGTATTCGATAGTCAAAATTTAATCATAGACGGCAATACAACTAGCATCGATAGAGAATACACTTTTACTATCAGCGTAAGAGACCATTACGGATTTAGTAAAATTGAAAGGACATTTACTTTAACAGTCGGTGATCCAGACGATAAACTATATAGTAATCTATATGTTAGGCCTTTATTAAAACAGTCTCAAAGAGATACACTTACCGAAATTATTACAAATCAAAATATATTTGATAATGATAAAATATACAGACCAAATGATCCTAACTTTGGTTTACAAAAGCAACTACAAATGCTTATATTTTCAGGTATCGAAACAAAGGCAGTTGAGTACTATGTGTCAGCTGCAGCTAGAAACCATATAAGAAAACGCTATAAGTTAGGTGAAGTAAAAACTGCTATTGCAAAAAATCCAGGTAGTAGCAAAACTGTTTATGAAGTAGTATATGTAGAAGTAATCGATCCTGCTGAAAGTACATCAGGTGCAAAGACTCGTACAAAATTTACTATAAGGAATAAAACTGATCTTAGTGTAGATAGTGAACTGTACACTTCAGACGGTTATACAGTTCCAGGAGAATCAATTGATTTATACGACCCCGATGTTATTGAATTGGGCACAAGACGCTTTAGTAATGTAAGAGTACAACTTCTGCCAAATCTAACAGTATTTTCAAGAGATGGATCAAGATTAGTAATACCAACTAGTGACGGATTCAATGTAGGAATTAGAGGAGAACTTGACGCTGTTGTAGAACTTGATACCGGAACATTTGAATCATTTAGATTCAGACCGGTGCCTGAAAACACAACAAAGGTAGATTCTAACGCAATAACTATTGACGGTGCAGATGATAAAACTAGATATATTTCTAACATAAGAAATATGAGAGATAGGATACGCGAAGTAGGTGAAACAGAAATAAACTTTTTACCTTTGTGGATGCGTACTGCCCAACCTGGAAACATTGCTAATTTAGGGTTTGTGAATGCAATACCATTATGTTATACAAAACCTGGCCAAAGCGAAAGCATAAAAGTAGCTATTAAAAATGCAGGAATTAATTTTAACCAGTTTGATTATGATATTGACAGATATGTTATAGATAGTACAGAAGGTGTATCAGATGAAAAATATATCATGTTCGCAAATTATAAATTCAACATATAAAAGACATAAATATTAACGGAGAAATAAAAAATGGCTATTACTATAGACACAAGTGCAATAAGCGGAATTGATGAACTATATCCTGTCGCAGGACAAGATAACGATTCGCAAGGATTTAGAGATAATTTTAATACTATCAAAACACAGTTAAATGCAGCTGCTACAGACTTATCAGCATTAGATACTAATACTGCAAAGTTAAATGTCAATAATGACTTTAACGGTAATAACATTACTGAAGCAAACTTCATTGCTAACACAGAAGAAGTTAATAACATTGGCAATGTAACTGCTAGTCAGAATATTAACTGGGATGAAGGAAATTATCAAACAATTCAAGCAGGTGCAGACATTACACTGACTTTAACTAATTGGCCAGCGACAGGCAAAATGGGTCGCCTACGAATGGTATGTACCGGTGACGGTACACCAAGAGAAATAACTTGGGCCGCAGGTGGTGGTGGATCCATTAAAAAAGATAATAATTTTCCTGTATCATTTGATGTTCAAAGCGCCACTGATCCACTAATTGTTGACTTTTGGACTAGCAATGCAGGGTTAACAGTATACGCAAAATATGTAGGCGAATTTACATAAAATGAATCATCCGCTAATAGAAAATTATCGAGATCTTTCTGATGTTGATCTCCAAGAAAGAATATCAAATCTTTCAACCAAATATTGGCAAACGCAAAATCCAGATGTAAGATCACAAATGATGCTTATTTTAGACGAGCTGAAAGAAGAATTTAGAAGTAGAAACCAAAAAAATCTGCAAAATAATTCTGAAGATGGTAATAAAGATCTTGACAGTTTAATCAATATCAGTTAAACTATATACATGCTTATGAAAACAGACTCTCTAGGAATACCACGATTTAGTAACCGCGATCTTATCGATATGATCTATACAGGTCATGCGGACAAAGTCCATGTAGTATTATGTGATGCAAACGACGATGTAGACCGGTTCAATGCCGCTATGGAAGAACAAGGCCTTAGCAAACTACAAAAGTATATCCCATTAGATGTAGATCAACAGACTTTTGACGGTGTATGTCAAAGTGAATGGTTCATGCCTGATGAATATAAAGAGATTAATCCAAATAAATGGTTAGAAGCAAAACTAATGGAAAAACTACAAATACAAGATCCTGTGGCTTTGCGTGATACACAAGAATGGATCCGTGTAACCGAAGAACTTACAGAATACTTTGGTCGTGGTATGTATCCATTATTACAGTATATGATATATCTTGTAGACTTCATGCGTGAGAATGATATTGTATGGGGTGTAGGACGTGGATCAAGTGTGGCAAGTTATGTGTTGTATTTGATAGGTGTACATAGAATAAATTCAATCCAGTTTGACCTGGATTGGAGAGAGTTCTTAAGATAAGTAATTTAAACTAAGGAGGTATTAACAATGCCAATGAAACAAACAGGTCGCAAAGTTTATAAATCAATGCAAGGTAAACAAATTGATATGGACTTATTGCGTCAAAAAAACGAACTTACTCCAGCAGTAGGTAACGCTAAAGTAAATGCAAGAGGCGATGAATTAGGACCAGGTGGTAAAATTATTAGAACTAGAGAACAGATTTTATCCGATCATCAAACTAATCATCCAGGTGTTCCAAATGAAATTGCTGTTGCAAAGCCAAAAAAAGACGAGATGGCACAAGAATCTGATCCGTTAGTTGTCGAAGATGACGAGTGGGTTGAAGACGAAGACGGTAATTTTGTTGCAAAGGAGAATTGACATTGCCTAAAATTAAAGGACAATTACGAGCTATAAAAAACAGAGTACTAGTTTGTGACATGCACTTTGGTGAACAGAAAACTGCTAGTGGGTTGATTATTAAAGATGACAATGGATCAACTCGCGGCATTTATCCCCGTTGGGGAAAAGTTTATGGCAAAGGTCCAGAAAACAATGACGACTATAATGTTGGAGACTGGATCCTAGTTGAACACGGTAGATGGACACGAGGTGTCGAACTAGACGATGGCACAGGCGAAAAAACTGTACGCATGGTCGAAGCAGAAAGTATACTAGCATATTCAGAAGAAAAACCAAGCGATGTTCAAATAGGTGGAGAATATGCCGACGGTGAACATGCTACCGTTGACCCACAATCATTTATTAACCCACAACATTAAGAGGCTATCTTGACCCAAGTAGATTTAAACAAATACAAAGATTTCGTAGAAGAAGTAACCAGTGACGAAAGCAACACAGTTGCTGCTATGTCACATAGGATGATAGAGATTTCTGAAAAAGTAAACCCTTCTCTATTACTAACTGGAGCCATAGGCATAGCAAGCGAAGGAGGCGAATTTGCAGAAATTGTTAAAAAATGTATATTCCAAGGCAAACCAATGGATGATGAAACTGTCTTTCATTGCAAACGAGAACTTGGCGATATTATGTGGTATTGGATTAATAGTTGCCGGGCATTGGATCTCGATCCTAATGAAGTCGTAGCAGAAAATGTAAACAAACTTAAAGCTCGTTATCCAGGAGGAGAGTTCGACGTACACTATTCTGAAAACCGTAAAGAAGGAGATTTG